GGGAGAGATGGAGGAAATCTGGGTCTCTCCGCATTATGGACAACACGCTGAATATGCTGTTTCACTGAATCACGTGAATATTAATACGAATAGAGCAAAAGTCGCACCTTATATTTGGGATCCGATTATCTTAACAGACGACGGGAGACGAAGAATCTGTTGGACTCCTCCTCAACCCAATGAGCCTCTGAAAATTATTATGATGGAACCCAATATTAGTTTCCAGAAAACCTCTTTAGTGCCTCTTATGGCAATGGAGCGCTGGTATCGCAAAAATAAGGGATGGAATGGAAAAATTCATCTTTTTAACGGCGAACGAATGGGAATGACACCTTTTTTCCGTGAATCTATTTTGCCCACGTTGGACTTGATGAAGGATGGAAAGATTGAGTTACTGGGACGCCGAGATATCATTAGTATCTTAAGAGAATTTCCCTCCGCTACCTTTATCTTACATCAGTGGAACAATGAATACAATTATATGTTGTTTGAATTATTCTGGGCTGGATACCCTGTTATCCATAACGCAATGTCGTGGGGTTCTTTTGGATATTGTTACCCTGGTGCTGATCTGAATCGGATTGGCGAACTCTATTCTGACATTCTTCGGTTCCACCACGAACGCCTAGAGACCTATAGATCTCACGCAAGAGCTTTGGCTTGGAAGCATTCGCCTTACAATCCCGAGGTTCAGAAAGGATGGGCAGAGATTCTTGGATAATGCGGCTAAAGAGAATCTTTTGGAATAAGTCAGTGGAACAGAATGCGAGTGGGGGTAACTGCTCACTTTCAGTTTTCGGTATTTAGTGGTGGTGGCGCATCCGCAGTGCTTGCTGTTGCGGAGTTGTGTAAATTGTTGGGACATTCGGTCACTCTTGTGAATCTGAATGGTTCTCAAGAGTGGTGGGATGATATGACTTCAATGAAGCAATTGTTTCCAACTGTAAACCTTGATGCTATATCAGAACCTTTTGATTTAATTCTGGAGGTTGGAAATACAATCAAAGATAAGCAGACACGTGAACGCGTTGCGAAGCAATGTATTTGGGTTGTGCGAAAGCCTATTTTGCTCAATGATATTGAATGCAGTATCTTTCCTGTAAGCCTTGGAAAGAGAGATACGGAAGGCATTTCAGAGGTTTGGTGTTTTGATCACGAAGTCTTTGATGATGAACTTCAGTATCTGGAAACTCTGACACGAGTTCCTGTGAAAAAAATTCCCTTTGTCTGGTCTCCTGCTCTTCTTGAATTGTATCGCAAGGAGACAGGTCATCCCACTTGGATTCAGGTGGCGATTGCCATTACTCAGCAAAACAAAAAAGTTCTTCCTTGGTCGGTTCATATCTGTGAAACAAATAATTCAGCGAGCAGCAGCTGCACTATTCCTTTGGTTGCTCTTCGTGAAGCCAAACTTCAAAAGGAATTTATGTTCCAAAAATACAAACTTCATAATTCGCAACCCATTGAAAAATCAGAGTTTTTCAAGCAAAATGTACTTGCTCATTGCGCAACAGAAGATCTGAGTGGTGAATTTATTGGACGTCAGCGTATTGTGGATTTTGCGTTAGATCCGATGAGTTGTATTGTATCGCATTTGCGATTCCGAAAGATTCGTCCTTACTTGTTAGAGGCTTTGTGGTGTGGTATTCCTCTTGTCCACAATAGTCCTCTTCTTCGTTCTCTGGGATGTAATTATGAAGGATACTTCTACGAGGACAATAGTATCTCAGGAGCAGTCAAAGCTTTGACGCAAATTCAGCGGGATATCTCAGCTGCGAAAGGTATGTTTCAACAAGGAAACCAGATGGCTATGCAGCAAGCTATTCTTCAAACGTTGAGTCCTCTTTCTCCAAATGTTCAGAAGGGGTGGAGGGAGGCGTTGGATACTCTTCCAAAGGTGGACTCTGTGCCTAGACCTGTAGCTGCTCCTGCCACCGTCGCTGTGCCTACACCTGCCGCTGCCGCTGTGCCTACATCTGTCGCAGAGGCAAAACCTTCTGTCTCAAGTTCTGTTCTCCGTGTTCTTTTCACAGATATGTGGGACGATTTTAATCCTGAATACAATATGTTTTTGTTGATGCTAGAAGAAGGCTCTAAAAACTTGAAACCCAGACCTATCATTCAAGGATACAATCCTCAGACAGTAAAAGAAAAGCCGAATTTGGTTGTGTTTGGGCCCTTTGGAGAGGAATGGAAATCACCCCAATGGGCTGGAATTCCCAAAGTTCACTACACTGGAGAAAATACCCAGCCCGTTCTTGCTGATTCTGTCATATTGAATCTTGGATATCCTCACGCAGACTTTGTAGATGAGAGATACATCCGTTTGCCTCTCTGGATGCTTGAGATTGACTGGTTTGGTGCTGATCTTGAGCGTATTCAGAATCCAAAGCCCCTTCCTTTGGACAGATGTGTGAAAGTATTCCCTGAAGAAATACCCAAGAAACAAAAGTTCTGTGCGTTTGTTGTAACGAATCCCTGCAATCCTGTTCGCAACTCCGCATTCCATTGGCTGAATCAATACAAGCGTGTAGATTCTGGTGGCCGTCTCTTTAATAACATAGGTGATGAACTCTTTGCTGGAAGAGGTGGGGGTGGAGGTGAATTGAAGAAGCACGAGTTCTTGAAGAACTATAAATTCTGTCTAGCATATGAAAATGCGAGTTCGCAAGGTTATACAACAGAAAAACTTCTTCACGCAAAGGTTGCGGGTTGTATTCCCATCTATTGGGGTGATCCGAAGGTGGAACGCGACTTTGACACTAAAGGCTTCATAGATGCGCGTCGTTTTACCAGTCCTGAAGAACTCATTGAGGCAGTCCGAAAGATTGATACAGATACTCCTTCCTATCTTCAAATGTTTGCTGTGCCAGCATTGGATGAATACAAACGCGACATTGTGCGACGCACATTTAGTCAAATTGCCTACACAATGCTGAAAGCAGGACTGCCTGAGATGAAAATTACTCAAGATATGGTTCCACGATTCCTTGGAGCAACAACTTCAGAGGAGGCCCAAAAACTCAAGGAAGCACGGGGTGAAGTAGGACCTCTGGTTCTACGGAAAGATCCAGTGTTTGTAACAATGGCGACGCAGAGATTTTTACCCAGTCTTCATCATCTTCTAGCAGGACTCCAAGCCCAGAAACGTTCTGTTGACAAAATGGATATTGTTGTGTATTTAGGCGCAGATGTTTCAAAGCAAACGCAAGAAGAACTGGAAAAGCATATGACTTTAGTTCAGTTTAAACGGCTCCCTACTGAAACGCCTCCTGGCTTTGATGATTATTGGAATCCTGAACACTTTGCGTGGAAGCTCTGGATTTACAAAGAAATGGCGCACGATGTGTCATTCAAAGGAAGAACAATTTTGTATATGGATTCAGGTATATTTATGTGCCGATTCCCCACGGAATGGCTGGAAATGATTCAGAAAGAAGGTATCTGTGCCCTGGAGGATCCTCGCCAGCAAAATAAACAATGGTGTCACGAGGACTTCTGTAGGGCTCTTCAGGTTACTCCCAACGAATTAGAGGGACAACAAATTATCGCAGGGTGCCTAGGATTTGTCCAAGGAAATGAAAAGGCTACACGCCTCTTTGATGAAGCTTACAAATGGTCTACGCAACGCTCAGTGATCACGGGACCGAAATGGGCGGGTGTTCGCGATGGAAAGCCCTATGGTCATCGCCACGACCAAAGCATTTTGAGTATTCTTACGCAGAGACTTGGTGTAGCTCGTTATCCTTTGGACAATGTTTATTGTGATACCAGTTTGCGCAGAACCTTCTTGACTGGAAAGGCGTTCTATGTCCACCGTGGTGGATTCCAAGTCCATAAGCCTTTCCTCAATGAGATTGATGAAGCCTATGTAATTAACTTGGATCGTCGTGCGGATCGTATGGAAAAACTTTACACCAATAATCCTGAATTAAAAGATACAGTTCTTCGTCTTTCTGCGTATGAAGGCAAACATATCAAAATGACTCCTGCTATCGCAAGACTCTTCAGACCTCACGATTTCTTCTGGAAGAAGCCTATCTTAGGTTGTGCTTTGAGCCATTTACAGCTGTGGTGGCAACTTGTTCACGAGAAGTCTGATATTAAGTCTTATTTGGTATTGGAAGACGACGTCAAGCTACAGCCTGGATGGCAAGAGAAATGGAATGCGGCTTCAGCACATATTCCTGAAGATGCGGATATTCTCTATTTGGGAGGTATTCTTCCACCGAATCGTGCTGGATTTGAAATGGTCAAGGAGAAGGTCAATCAGCACTTCAGTCGCGTTGCTATGAATCAATTCTTTGGACAAAATCCGCCCAATCGGTATTTCCACTGGTGTAATTATGCGTATGTCCTGACACGCAGAGGTGCTGAAAAGATTCTACAGATTTTAGGAGAGCGTGATGGATACTGGACCAGTGCGGATCATATGGTCTGCAATCGCGTAGATAGACTGAATCATTATTTCTTGGATCCTCTTGTCGCAGGATGTTATCAGGATGAAGATCCTAGATATCAGAATTCTCAATTTAATAATTTCTCACGAATTGATGGATTTGACAGTGATTTGTGGAACAATGATGAACGATTTACAGCACAAGAAGTTGAAAAGGCTCTTCAGTCTCCTGACGCAACTACTTTGGATATTGCGAAAGCTCTCCAAGAAGGAAAACGCCCTCCTTTGGAAGAAGAACCAAGTTCACCCAAAGAAACTACCATTGGAAAAGAATCGGTCACTCCTCAAACGATGTTACAACTGGTGGCTCAGCCACCCTCTGAAGCCAAACGACGATTTGTTGCTCTTGATGAACACAAATTTGACAGTGTAAATGCTTACGAAAGAGAGTGGATTCAAGAATTAATTGGAAAGAACAATCCTTTTTGCGTTGAAAATATACAATATACAGATCCTGCACCCAAGGATACTCCTATTGTGTTGGTTCAACGACCCCATATAGAACGGTATACCTCTTTGCTTCGCAATTGGAATGCTCTCAACGTTGATTTTTACGTATTCCATATGAGTGATGAATTCTGTGAAGATGATCTTTCCTTCTATGAGTTACCCCACTGTCTTGGTGTGGTTCGTATGTATCAACGAGATGATATTCCTGTCTCTTCCAAAGAGAAGGTTTTGACAATTCCTCTTGGATATCATTGGACAGTGACGGGTGGATCCGACAATCCCATAGAAAAAACCCCACGTTTGCCTTTCCGCAATGTAGCGTGGTCCTTCTTTGGAACATTATGGCAAGAACGCGATGAGAAGTTAAAAGCTCTTCAATTAATACAACCGCATACTTTGCGGCTGGTAAATACTTGGGAGAGCACTGAAAAGCTAACGCGCAATCAATATGTGGCCAGCTTATTGGATACTATCTTTGTCCCGTGCCCACCTGGAAATAATATTGAAACGTATCGTTTGTATGAGGCACTGGAATGTGGTTGTATTCCTCTCTACGTAAAGTCACCTGGTGACGATGCGTATGTAGAATGGTTACAAAATGAATTGAGTATCTTGCCTGTCAGTAATTGGAACGAGGCCGCAGCATTGGTTCTTCATTTCACCAAAGAAAAGGAAATCCTTGAAGGTTATCGCAATACTGTGCTTATCCGCTGGAAGATCTGGAAAGAAAAGCTTGGTGGTCAAGTTCGTAAGACCTGGGGTCTCTAGAAACACCACCAAGATTTTTTTGGAGGAACAACAGGCACTTCATTCTTAGGCAACGTGGTCGGAGAAATTGCGCACCATTCCTTAAAAGTGTATCTATCTCCCATTGAATTATTGCAGCGAGCGCAAATAGGATACAGATTTTCTGGATCTATGGTTCCACCTTTGGATTCAGGGATATCGTGACCTGCGTGGAAATCAAAAACAGTAATTATGTTTGGGCACCAAGTGGTCAAACATTTTCCTTCAAAGACACGGCCCATTCTTGTTATCCAAACAGCCTCTTGGATAGCAATAGGGATTTTGGCTTTTCTCTTTTTTGCGGGTTCAGATGAAGATCGTGGCCTTCCCCGTTTTGGTTTTTCTTTCAGGGGAATATCACGAAAGAGGGTATTCATTTGGAACCTCTTCATTAGAATTCATTCGCAAATCTGTTTAAAGCCGCCCCACTACAGACTTGTAGAATGGACAGTCAGTTGCCTTCCTACTTGAAGAGTCTTGAGGCCATCCTTGGAAGTTCCAATGGATCAGCACCCGCTCCAGCACCTGCTCCCAGCCCTGCGCCAGCCCCTGCGTCTGCGCCTGCTACAGGTAATTTTAATTTTATCACGAGCCCCACATCTTCTGCCGCACCTGCGGCTGTTGCCTCTTCTGCGCCCACTTCCAAGAAACTGAAGTTTCTTATGGTCAGCACCCACGCCCATCAATTTACTGGATACAGCAAGGTTTCTTATCACACGATGCAGATCCTGTCCAAACTTTCTTGGCTGGATGTAACGCATTATGGATTCCAGAAGATGCCTCAGGTTCCTGCGAATTACAGACCCTATCCCTCCAACATTGACGTCATTGATGCTGCTGCGACGGAAAAGAAGGAGCAGCCGCAACAGGGATTCGGATACACTGGACTTCCTGATGTGATTCGCAGAAAGCAGCCTCACGTTGTTCTCATCTACAACGATATGTCAGTCGTAACGAAGTTCCTGGAAGAGATCCGCAAGTCTGGTGTTCCTCGTAACTTTAAGATCTGGGTCTACGTAGATCAAGTCTATACCACTCAGCTCCAGGCCTATCTGGATATTCTGAATCGTGATGCTGATTTGGTGTTCACCTTTTCTAACTTTTGGAAGAAGTGCCTCAAGGATCAGGGAATTACTCGTCCAATGGATGTGTTCCTCCACGGATTTGATCCTAAGCAGTTCTTCACAGTGCCGCGTGAACTTGTGCGCAAGCAGATCGGTATCCCCAATGATGCCTTTGTTCTCCTCAATATCAATCGCAATCAGCCGCGAAAGCGTTATGATCTTCTGATTATGGCGTTTGTAGAGCTTATTGTAAAGTATCCCACGAAGCCTATTTTCCTGATGTGTGTCTGTGACAAGGGTGATAAGGGTGGTTGGTGGCTCTTTGAGATTTACCAGCGCGAACTCAAGCTGCGCAATGTCCCCATTGAGCAGTTTGGCGCCCGTCTGATGGTTTCCGCTCAGGATATGGTATTCAAGGACGAGGATGTCAATATGTTTTACAATCTCGCAGATGTTGGGATCAGCACTGCGGAGGGTGAGGGCTGGGGTCTCTGCCAATTTGAGCAGATGGGTGTCGGCGTTCCCCAGGTTGTTCCTGACATTGGTGGTTTCAAGGAGTTCTGCTCCCCTGAGAATACAGTTCTCGTGAAGCCCAAGCATCGCTACTACCTCCCTTCTGTCTATTCTCCTGTCGGTGGCGAGGCATATGCGTGCGATCCTCACGATGTGTGCCTTGCGATTGAGGAGTATTTGATGGATACGGACAAGCGTCTGAATCACGGAAAGAAGGCCAAGGAGGCTATTCTTGGATATACTTGGGAGCGGGCCACCTCTCGCCTTGTCAAGCGCCTGGAGGAGGAGAAGAAAGAAGTATTTGATGAGTAGAATGGGAATCTGTTGGTCTGAACCTCCTGTGCGACAAGTTCCGGTTGTAGCTTCTTATGGACAATCGTGTAAGCGTTGTGGTGTTTGGAGCTCACAAGACTACTGTGAGAAATGCCTTCAGCAAAATGCGATGTCTTATATTGCTCCTTCTGCGCCCCCAATGCAGCCTCAATATACATATCCTGTGATGCCACAACAGAATATGTATACGTATTACCAAAGACCATATGTTGTTCAACCCCATCACCCTCAACCTCAACAACAGATGGGTGTTGGAACTGCGATGTTGGGTGGCTTTGTGTTAGGCGCACTCGCAGACAATATTCTTGATCCTACTGACTAATTTTTCTATACCACGCACGGGCTTTCGCGGATCGCTTCTTTGCCTCCCGAACCAAATCTGAGTCTGTTGTCAATGCGGTTTTTCCCATTAACAACATACTACTTACACGAGCATATCCCCATTGCTGTTGTGTCGCACCGGGGCGGTGCCCAGTTCTCCACGCAGCCATTCCACGATTGTAGCTCTGTTCAATTAAGTCTAGAGGAACTCCTGTCAATTCAGATCTGTCCTTCAGACTTTTTACATCAGGAAATCTGCGATTCCACTCTTGAGTATAACTGGACTTTCTCGTTTTGACTCCCTTGTTGGTTTGAAATCCCACATAGGCTTTGGGATTCTTCCAAGAAAGCGCACCAAATTTCTTGATTTCCGATTTTCGTTTGGATTTTCTTGTTTTGGATAACCCTTTGTAATATTTGGGTGGCCAAAATTTCATTCCCTACTTATAAATTTGAAATAGTGTCAGGCTGAATGGAATAGTATCCAAATGGAATCTATCCTATCTGCTTGTCTAAGGAGTCCTGTTCCGCTAACGTATCTAGGAATAGGATCGTGCCCTCATAAAAAAGGACTCTTGGAAGCCAAATACGATCAACTCTTTCCAAATTGTTTTCATAAGAGTGTCTTTCAAGAAAAACTACCCATCCGCATCGTTCATTTTGATCCACTCTTTGCGTCTATGAAAGAGTATCTGGACCAATATTTTGAAGCTCTTTATTGTGCGCCTTTTCATATCCAGGGGGCTATGGGATGGAAAAGTGATCTGGTAGAGGTTATTATAGTGCCTGCTTGTATTCACCATACAGAGCATATCTGGTTCTTTGAAAGTCTTACTGACATAATTTTGGAGACAAATACACAACTCGTAATCCAAGAATTTACTGGGTATTCAACCAAGGATCTGAATACTCATCTATATCAAAGTTCAACGAAGAAGGAGAAATACAAACGGAATATCCTTATGGATATGACATTTGAAACTGATAGTGGCTGCTGCACTGATATGTCTATTGCTCAGCCCTTCTATGATTACCAGGGTAAGTTCTTGAATCTCTATTTTATGAACACGCAAGAAGTCATTCGGTGGATTGGAATTTCAGAAAAATTTGATACAATGGTGAAAACTCTTTTCAAATCTCATTTTCTCCAAACCCTCAATGACATCCACGTGGATTATAGACGAGTGAAAAATGGAGATCCTCCTTTCTTTCGTTCAGAACTCTACAATGAAACAACTCCGTGTGATATGATTATGAAGGTTCTCCAAGAAAAGTTATTGGAACAATTTGATGTTCTTCTTTACGGAAGTGCTGTCACCACCAAAGAAAAAGAGAATCTTCAAAAATTGTTCAAAACTTACAAGTCATACGATCCTTATAAATGGTATAACGAGGTTAAAAAAGTTGTTTCCAAGTAAGACAGGATGAGGTTGATTCTAAACCTAGCAACTATAGCATTCGCATCCGCACAAAGTTTTTTATCTTTTGATATTCTTCCTGCTCCTCTCATTGAATGGGATCAAACGAATCTGACATATTATACGGGCCAAACCATTTCAATGAATTGGACTTCTCAGAACTTTGGGGCATCGGATTATGCTCGGATTCAGTATCAAGGAGCAGGAGGAACAAGAACACTCACTACGGGTTCAGGCGTGTTCATTAGTGCTGAGACCTACAGAATGCGATTGTCCGATAGTTCAAACGGGATTGCTACAAATGTTCCTGTAAATATTGCTTTGACAACAAATACTGCTGTAACACGGAACTCTGCGCAACTCATTACAGTCATACAAAGCAGAGTTCAGAATATTGTTCCTAGCGATGGAAATAGAACATTAGGAAGTGGTCAATCTACTGTTTGTGATAATAGACAATTACAAGTAACTTGGAGAGGATTAGGAGAGGCTCAATTTGGACTTGCGACAGTTACATTGCGACGTCAGAGTGGGTTTTCAGGCACGCAAACCCTAGCAACTGTTTCCAGCATTCCTGCTTCAGGAAATACAACTGTCTCACTTGTGTGTCCTCGCACGACCTCTCCATCCTCTTCCAATCAATACGCCTTTGAAATTTCCGTAATTGAGCCAGGTGGCTCTGCGTATACAGGAACTTCCACTTCGTTTTCCGTATCTGTAGCACCAACTCCTTCAAATACTCCTTCTACTACTCCAACCCCTACACGAACACCAACTTCTTCAGAAACTCCCACAAATACTCCAACACCTTCTATAAGTATCACGAGTTCTGTAAGTCCAAGTCGCACGCAGACACCTACACCTACTCCTTCTACTACACCTTCTGTGAATCCAAGCATAGATGTTGCTGGTATTGCGAGAGCAGCTGCTGAATCTGTAGATACAGAAACTCCAGCGATTGCTGGAGCTGTGGGTGGAATAGCAGGTATTCTTCTTTTGTTAGGAATTTGGAAAGTTGTTGAGACAAAAAGATTAACTGAAAAGAGGAAAAAACGATTGGCTATGACCAGTCGTTATATGAAAGAAACTCAGTCAATGTATGGTGTAGATCCACCGACAACAAATGTTCATCCTAATATTGTGATGTATACTGTCGCAAATATGCCCTCAAAAACCAGTCTTTCCAAAAAGAATTTTGAACCAAAAGTTGCGTCTAAATAGAAAGAATGCAACGTCAAGGTGGTGGTGGCAACGATCCCTCTTGTGGATGTGATTTACAAGCAGGATGGCCTTCTGCGGCTGAACTTCCTCGTGGAGGCCTTCAAGGCGGAGGCGGCGCAAACAACGTGAATCGCTTCAATCTCGCCTTGGTGAACAAGACTGGAAAAACTACACATTTCCGTGGATACCGCAATCAGAATATGGAGAACAACAATAATAACAATAACAATTCAATGAATTCTATGAATAGCAACACGTCTATGAATTCTATGAATAGCAACACGTCTATGAATTCTATGAATAGCAACAATTCTATGAGCATCAATAACTCTATGAATTTGGAGAACAATATGTCTTCGGCTGAGATGAAAAAGGTAGTCTTGAACGGCAAACGCTACTTTACGACAGCCAATGGAAATACGTATACTCGCAGCGCCAAGGGCAAGAAGGGAAATTATGTAGGAAAGATCGTCAGATCCAACAATGGTTCTCAGAAAATCAACTCTTCTTTGCCTGAAAGCCTTGGATTGCCTCCCAATCTGGAAGACTATGATTCTACAAATGTGAAAGTTCCTGGTGGAACACCTTTGTCTCAGGATGGTGGTGGCAAAACAAGAAAACACGGCAAGAAGTGTGGTTGCTTCTCTTGTATCTTCAAGAAGCTCAAGATTGCGGGCGGTGGTATGCCTGCGTGTGGTTCGTGCCCTTTCCCTGGAACAGGATATTGTGATTTCTATGCGAGAGGTGGTGGATCCGGATGTGGTGCTCGCACAATGAAAGGGGGTGGTTGCGGATGCTCTGGAACTGTATTTAAGGGTGGATATAGACCCACAAAGAAGAACTTGAAGTATCTCAAGAAATGGAAACGAGGTGAATCCATTGGATTTACAATGACCAGTTCTCTCAAAGCCAAAGGCCTAATTCCTCGCAATAGCAAGACACACAAGGGCAAACGTGTCGTGAGCAAGAAATATATGTAGATATACTTGATTCTTTAGAAGAATACTATATATCTAGTGCTTACGGATACTCTCATTTAGGGTTGTCTAATGTATTTGCGAATCTCTGCTTCTGTAGGATGGCCTTGGTGAAAGCCAATGTTCTAGCAGATCCAGAACCAGAAATACGAACGCGCAGTGGCTACAAACCTGCTGACTGCCTTAAAGCATTTTTAATGGCATTGTCTGACAGCGGACTCGTCAATACAGGAAAGGCACTCCATTTTTCTACCGATTTGGTGTGCAGTGGAGGCTACGATATTTGGATCCGCGCAATTTGGGATTTCGCAATTGAGCATATTGGAATTGGATCACCCCGTATCTTTGTTTATCTCAAAAAACGAATTGATGAGCTGGATGGTCTTGTCTCCCGGTTGGATGAAGATGCCTTATGGAAAGATGAAGAATTCCAAACACGTGTTTGCGAACTCATTTTTGTTTTGCGAGAGTGCCCTCTCCGAACACGCACTCCGTGGCCAAAAGTCGGCCCAGAGACCCATAGAGATGGATGGTTACGTGCTGTAAGCACCAACGCGACTGAAACAGAAGTTGTTCGCAGAGTCTATAAGCATTCCAATGATTTATATCCTCTTCATATTGTTGCGTGTGAGCTCTTGAAAGCGTGTTCAGAAGCTGCGACGGAAAAGGCTATGTTTTGGATCCGATGGGTCTTGGATGAAGATCTCCGACTGAAAAAAGAAAACAGTGGTTCTGGCTTGACAACGTTAGACAGAGGCCCTCCTCATTTATCTTCCAAACAACGCCAGGATGCTGGATATTTCTTACTTCATCTCTTTGTGGAAGCCTACAAAGAATATGCGGCGAAAAAACTGATTCGGATGTCTGAGGAATTTCAAACTCTCGCAGATCTTTACAAAGGTTCTGATAAACGAATTGGTGCAAAAGGGAGACGAGATATTTTAGCCTTAATGGTTCAAATTCTTTGTGAAGTGCCGCGATGGAAAGTACCTGCGGCTCCTACTTTAATTAAGGATCCCGCAACACTTTCCAGAGCCATTCAACAATCTCCTAATTTCTTTAAAGAAGTTCTTGCCTACCCCAAAGTAAATCTAGCAGGAAGCAAATCTATCTTTTCATCTACAAAACAATCCGCAAAACAGAAAGAAAAGGCAAAACAAGGTTTCACAATGGAACATAAGTTTTCCGTCTTTGATGCAGCAATGGAAGCCTATCTTAGTAAACAATAGGGATGATACTTGTTTTCATTGAAAATTTTTTGTTTTGGGCATTCGTATATGTAATTGTTTTTATGGGTTGTGAGACGCCTGCGATTGTCTTCACTGGATTTGGAATGTTCTTATTTTATTGGATTTTCCGATTCATCGCTTCCAAACAAGGAACTGAAAAAATTATCTGGCTCTACGTTCTCAATTTATTCGTAACAATGTTGCTTCTTTTCTATTTTATAACGGGTTCCAGCCTACAAAAGAGCATCCGCACCTTTTTGAATTCTGCGTCTCGCAGATACCCCACCCTTGAGCCTTATGTAAAACGGTGCTAAAATTGAATACAAAGCTATTTGGAATCGAAGCATACTCCAGAATGTCCTATACAGAAGCTCAACTTGTCTCTTTGCTTCAGAAGGCATCAGATGCCTACTACAACAAGGAGAATCCCATTCTCTCTGACGAGAAATATGATGATCTTCGTGATGAACTTGAACGTCGTTTCCCTGACAATCCTTATCTGAAGCAAGTAGGTGCTCCTATTGAAAAGGGCGCTGTTCTTCTTCCTTTCAAAATGGCGAGTCTGAACAAGATCAAACCTGAAACTGGAGCTGTAGAGACGTTTGCTAGTAGTTCCAGGATAAAACAATGGGTTCTTTCCGATAAATTGGATGGAATTTCTGTGCTTTGGGATACGGGTAAGAAAAAGCTTTATCTTCGTGGAGATGGTCTTATGGGTGTAGATGTATCAGCTTTCGCACCTTACATTTCTGGATTGTATCCAAAGAATTACTCCGAAAAGTGGGTGCTTCGTGGTGAACTTGTTCTTCCTTCCTCTGTTCCCATTGAAGGAACTCTTCCACGCTCGTGGGTGAATGGGCAACTTCATCAGAAAAAGCCTATCCCCGAAAATCTCAAACAGATTCACTTTGTAGCCTACGAACTTGTTCAACCCGCAAATCACAGCCGTTCAGAACAATTCAAAAAAATTGGAAATGCAGGTTTTGAAGTTCCGATTTATTGTGAGGTGAATACTCTAAATGACGATGCTCTCTGTAGTTATCTATTGGCACGGAGGGAGAAGTCGTTGTATGCGATTGATGGAATTGTTGTGGGTGAGAATTGTGTGCCTGTCAAGGACGAATCCAATACAGTGACCAATCCGAAAGATATGCGCGCATTCAAGATGCCTCTTGATGATCAGAAGGCTACTACAACGGTAGTTGATGTTCTCTGGTCAGCAAGTCATCAAGGATACTGGATTCCACGTCTCCAGATTCAACCTGTGATTATTGGAGGCTCTCGCATTGAATTCCTTACAGCTCACAATGCCCGTGTCATTGTTCAACATAAGTTAGGCAAAGGCGCAACCATTGTCGTGCGAAAGTCTGGTGATGTTATTCCTACTCTTGAACGTGTGCTGTCTCTTGGAGAGGCTGCTGCTTTGCCCGAGGGTGAATGGGATGGCGATGAAAAAACTGCGTCGCATTATCGTGTGAAATCAGGTGTGGTATCGGATGAAATGAAAATGAAGAAGCTAGAACACTTTGTAAAAACACTGGATATTCCTCATCTTGGACCTGGCCTCGTCAAAAAACTTGTAGAAGAAGGAAAAGATACACCCAATGATCTTCTGACAATTTCACTGGTAGATCTGGAAGTCATTGTTGGGAAGGGAATGGCTGCGAAGATTTATCCTGCTATCCAGAAGTCTGTAGGACTTGTCTCAGAACTTGAATTAATGATTGGAAGCAGTATGATGCCGAGAGGTGTAGGTGGTAGCAAACTAGAAGCCCTGTTCCATCTAGAAGCCGATCCTCGCAAATGGTCAACGATTAAGAGTTGTGAAGGATGGAGTTTTGAGGCTCTTCAAACCTTCTTTGCTTCTCTTCCTTCCTATGAAGCTTGGAGGCGCAATGAGCTTCCTGTGATTCCTTATCCGAAAATTACAGAGTGGCACAAACTAAATCCTGGTGTTCTTATTCCACCTCCACGAGGCTATGTCTGTGTTACTGGATTTCGTGATACAGCCTTCCAGAAGCAGATGGAGGAACGAGGGTTCATCTTTGTAAATAGCGTTACAAAGAAGACAACTCATCTGATTGTAAAGGATCATACAGATACTTCCGAGAAAAAGTCAAAAGCAGAAGTGCTGGAAATTCGTATTCTCACACGGGAAGAAGCAAGCAAGGAATATCTTTGAATACCTTAGAATGGACGCTTTCCAAATGACAGCGGGGATGATGTCCCTACAAAATGGTGCTTCAGCACAAACTATTTTATTGTGGGTCGTTATAATTGCTTTGATATGTCTTTTTATTTTTTGTATCCAAATGATTATGCGGAACAGAGCCGCAGTCGCAAATCCTACAAACATAGCAACAACAAAGTCTCAGCAAGTCGCTATCTTCCAATCCAAATTTGCGAATGAATACAAAGACAAAAAGTCACTGCAACAAGCCAAGCAGGAGCAAAGCATTGCGGAACGTGAAGATTGTTTGATTAACTTTCAACCCCTTACGGTTATTCATCCAGGATTTCTAGGACCTGCTCAAAATGGTGTTTATGATGAGAAAGAAGGAGTGAGCGCAGCAATTCGTATGGGAGCACGATGCTTCGTTTTGCCAATTGACTTCCACGACAAAGATACAATGCCTGCTTCTTTCCCTCCCGCAAATAAACCTTGTTTGCTTTTCCGTGATGCGTCCAATACTGTTCGTTCGTTAAATGGTGGAAGCATTGCGAAGGTTGCGCAAGCGATTGCTGATTTTGCTTGGAGCGATGTTGTCTCCCAACGAAATGATCCATTTATTCTTGTTTTGTATTTTGTAAGAACTCCTGAAGAAGGCACAAAGGACTATTTGTCTTTCTTGTCTCAAGTTGCGAGAGATCTTTCTCCTCTTTCTCCTTATCTCTTGGGTCAGACGCCTGATGGAGTTTACAATCGTCAGGCCCGTCAAGACAATCTCTTGTTCGTATCTACATCGCAACTTGAGAAGAAACTCCTTGTGTTTTGTAATGTAAATACATCTGGATTCCGCACTTCCAAACGGGATTTTAATCATACCTATACACCCAAGGAAGATCTGGATTATTGGGTCCATCTTCGCTTATACAAACAAAATTCCGAGACACCCCTTGGAAGCACATCAATACCTGAAAAGGTTGGTGTGAATCGTGGATTGGTAGAGACATTAGCCTATTATGTATCGTTGCCTTCTGATGAACGGACGAAACGAGACAATGTGAATATGACAAAAGAACGATTCACCATTGCTTTGAGCCCTGAGGGAAAGAATGCTGATGGGTCTACTGTGACGAGGGCGTTGGACACGTTTGGAGTTCAAGCCGTTCCTCTTTTACTCATAGATTATTCTGCTGATACACAAAGTCTGCTTCGCAAATGGAAATATGCTTGGAAAGCAAAGCCCAAGCAGCTCAGATACATACGGCCTGCGACAATTGAGATCCCACAGCAATCTCCATTGGTGAATGCAAATGGCGGCAAATTAACAGTTCCTACATAATAGAATGGAGGAAGATATATATGAGTATGAATTTAAGAGCAATCTCTTGGATCGCCCTTCAATTCAAAGACAAATTGAACATATCAAAAATATAGCGGACCAGGCAGGCGAAATTATTAAATATGAATCAGCTCACAATCCCGAAATTCAATACGCAATTGATATTATTGGGAACTTTTTAAAGAAAACAGGAAGAGTTTGTTATGGTGGAACCGCTATTAATTCAATCCTTCCTAGAAGTCTCCGATTTTATGATCCGCAAAAAGATCTTCCAGATTATGACTTTTTTACACCTGACCCTGAACAAGATATAAAAGATATTGTAAAGGATCTTCAACAGGCTGGATTTCCTGAAGTCGTTGAACGTGTAGGCATTCACGAAGGAACCCATAAAATTATGGTGAATTTCGTTCCTGTTGCCGATATTTCTACATTGGATCCAGTCCTCTACAAGGCTCTTCATAAACGCTCCATTAAAAAAGATGGAATTCATTACGCAGATCCAGATTTTCTTCGGATGATGATGTATCTTGAATTGAGCAGACCCCGTGGCCAAGTTGAACGATGGTCCAAAGTCTATGAACGTCTGCTTTTATTAAACGAAGCCTTTCCTCCCAAGCTGTGCAAGACATATACAGAGAACTTGGTCAATCGTGTTACACTTCCTTATTTGTTGAGGAAACTTCTCTTGGATTATGTTGTGGATAATAAACGTGTATTGATGGGCGCAGAAGTTGTTGCTATGTATGACTGGCTGATTAGCAAACGTAGAAAGTTCAAGCCTACAGTCCATTGGTTTTTGAAGAAAAATGGTATGATTGTTTTCTTAAGTCCAGAAGCTGAACGAGATGCGCAGAGACTCAAAGATATCTTTGTCTCCGATGAAATTACACTGAAAAAAATGGAAGCGAAAGGAGAACTTGTTCCAAAGCGTGTTGTCTTAGAATACAGAAATATGCCCTTTGTTGAAATTCTTGAAGAAACTGCTTGCCACTCGTTTACAAAACTGTCTGTTGGAAGCGGAAAAGAACTGCGTGTCGCATCTTTGGAGACTATGATCACTTTTTATTACGCTTTACTGATGTTCACAGATGACGAAAAGATACTCCAATTTTACTTAGAATGCTTGTGTCAAAAATTAGTGGAGATGAGCGAAGCCCTTCATAGAAAAGGAGGAATAGGACCTATTCCTGCTTTCTCTATAGAATGTACAGGGTATCAAAAGGGATACGCAACTTTATTGAAAGAGAAATTTTCACGAATTGCGAGAGAGAAAAAGAAGCGCGCTTCAATGAAGAAACGAAGAGTGTCCAATAAAACACAAAAAGCCAATCAGTAATTACCAATTGTATTGGTTGGACATATCTTCCGCTGCTTTGGCTTTCTTGTCCAGTTCTCCTTTGTAATACGCACAGTCTTCTAGAATTTTAGGTATACTTTCAACTTTCGGATTTGCTTTCGTATATTTCTCCCATTCCGATGCCATTTTTGTAAGTTTTGCTTCAATGACATCTTCTTTTTTCTCTGGAGGAACATCTTCAGGCAATACACATTTGCTGGCTTTTTGCTCTGCCTTCATTTGTCGTTGTAATTTTGCCTCTTCATCTGAACAGATATTCTCAAATCCCTCTTTGCGTCTAGACTCGGCTTCATTGATACGATTGTAATTTTCAATCAGTAGGCCGCGACAAGCAATTGCTGTCTCATACGCTTGAACGTAAAGTAAATCAGGAAGTGTTTGTATTTTTGTAAAGAGACCTTCCATATTGTTCTCCTTCAAACTTTCAGAAACCTTTTGACAAGGAATAGGTTTTACTTTCATTCTTGTTGAGAATCGTTCATCAGTCTTCTCCCGGGCTTGTGCATCTGATACAGACGCTTCAGGGGATCCTTTTTCCACTTTGAAGATTTTTTCATAGATCTCATTGTAAATCACACAAATCTCTTCTAACTTCTTTTCTGATGCTGCGGATTTCCATTTTTCTATGACAGATTGCTCTTCAAATCCTTCCCGGTTATTGGCTTTCAAAAAAATCATAAGAACAGCACAACTCAACAAAATTCCAACAAGAGCAACTGTAATTGCGGAGAGTGAATCGGATGTTTGCTTAGAAAGAAGGTTTGGATACAACGTTGTAACAGCTGCTCCAACAGCGATTACTCCTGCTGTCAGTAAAAAAAATCCTAATCCGATATCCATATTCTTACTGAAGGGCCCTTTTTTTCTCCACGCCAAAGTAGAAATGTCTACTCGTAATTTTGATTCCTCTTTATTGACACAGCGCAGACAGGCGAAGGCTCTGGGTGCGTTTGCCAAGGCTGTGTATTTGGCCAACAATACAACGGGCTCTCTTCAGACGGTCCGCACCACGCAACCTACGGATCAGCGTGCGATTATCGTAACGGAACAAAATTTAGGTCAGTGCTATTGCGCCACGGATGCTCTCGCGTATCCCTATGCTTTTAATCCGAGTGGTGGCCAGTGTGGATGTGGTGTTGGCCCTTCCTAAACCATATGGGATCTAGAGAATCAATTTGGTAACACCGCTCTGGACACATACTTATTTCAAACAACTCTTGCTTATAACGATTGGTTCTGAGTAAATGCCGCAAACGAAGTGTTAAACAGTATCGTTTCCAGCATTGTTTTATGATACGCTGAGAGTTTGTATGTTTGTCTTCATTCCAATTGCGATCTGCTGTGAAGAGTTGCGTTTGTATGTTGAAAGAGCTCTGTGTTAGACAATTGTTACTAATGAGAAACACTGTAAAGCGTTGCGTATACATTGGCAGATATCGGATGCGATTGGAATTTACAGTGAGATATCGCAGATGTTGAGGAAGTTTGGAAGGAAGTTCTGTGAGATTGTTTTCATTGAGAGTAAGAACTTCAAGGGAATCGGGTAAATTTCTGGGGAATTTCTCAATTTCATTTCGGTCCAAATGAAGTTCTCGCAGACCTGAAGGCCAACTCATAGGAAGGCCCGCAAAGTGAAGATAATTGTAGCCTAGATCTATAATTTCTAGAAGAGGAGGGAGTCTGCTTTGAACCATTGAGATATTATTTGTATCAGCAATGAGTTTTTTCAGATCTCTTGGTAGACCAATAATTGTTTGTAGACGATTCTCACTTAGATATAATTCTTCTATATTTGTATACTGAAGAAAGGGAGTATGCTTCAAACAGTTGTGTGAGAAGTCTAGGATTTTCAGTCTTGGAAAGAATTGAACAAATTCTTCATTATCAAAGATATTGATTCTGTTATGATGAAGAATAAGGATTTCAAGATGAGGGAGTGGTTGTGTGAGGCCATCTCCAAGAATACTGTTGAAGCTACAATCCAACTTCTTGAGTGTAATGGGAAGGCCCTCAAGACTAATCAAACGATTCCCGTGGATATCTAATTCCAACAAAGGAAGAGCATCTAATTCGGGAAGTCTAGAGAGACACGCATTGGGTAAGCGTAGTGTTTGCATTGATACGATACATTTGGAAGTGCGATTCCTTTGTTCAATTTTGTAACCTAATGAAGAAACCAGTCACGCGGGATTTCAATGGGAACCATATACGTTGAAGAGAGTGGAGCAGGTTTTACTCCAAGTTTCTCAATTTGTTTCGGATTCAACATCAAAGAAGTTCTTGTTTGTTCATAAATTTCTCGTGAAATCTGATTATTGCGAACAACACCCATTACAAGTGGACGTTGAAGAGGAAATGGTTGATTTAACACGACAAAAAAATGTTTGAGTGTATTGGATTTTTGGCACATACTAATTTTTATTTGACTTTTTATTTAGACTCCAGCGTTTACTTCTTCACACCCACCTTGGCTACAATCTTCTTCGTAGTCGTGGTGGTGGGCTTCTTCGCAGCAGCAGGAACAGGGATCGGCTCGTGGTCCTCTGCGTCATCATCCAGAGTCGCAGCGGGAGCAGGGGCAGGAGAAGGAGTAGGAGCAGGCTTAGGCATCATTGCACTCAGAACATTCTGCTTCGGGGCGGGAGCCTCAAACGCCTCATCCTCCTCACCATCCTCCTCTGCGTCCTCAGGCGCGAGGGACGCAAACTTGTTGGAAGAAGGCTGAGCAGGGCGAGTAGAGGCCTTCGGAGCAGGAACATCATCGTCGTCCACGAAGGCATACCCGCGGATGCTCTCAGGAACCTTGTCCATTCGGATCTGCTTGGCCTTCCAAGAAAGACCAAACTTAGACCCCGCAAACCAAACACTCGTGCACTGGATGAGAGTGGTCAGCATAGCACCCTTCACAAGGAGATCCTCAAGAGGAACGCCCTCATACGCACGGGCCTGATCATCATAGACCTTCACGTCAAACTGATCATTCTGCTTCTTGAGGTTGACCTTGAAGGTAGGAGGATACGGCTTCGGGTTACCCTCTGCGTCCTTCGCGACCTTGACCATCGGAGTGTAGAAGGCCTTGACGACCTCGCGTCCAAGATCAGCCTTAAACCAGGCCTTGGAATTCTTCACACCCTGATCAATCATCCACTCATCCAGAGCAGAGAACGCATCATACACCGTCTTGACCTTGGGGTTCTCATCGTAGCCACGAAGAGAGAGATCCATTGAATACTTGACAGGACCCGCCTTGTCAAAGGTGTTCATTCCATACGGGAGCGAGAGGGAGCCAACCTGAGTCGTCAGGATTCCAGATGAGCTGTCGCCATACTTGTAGAAGAGCGACGCCATCTTGCCCCCGGACTCAAGAGACTTCATCGGGCCGATGGAGAGATTGGAAGTAGAGAAATCAGAGATCTTCACGATAAGCTTAGACATACTATTCAAACACGCTATGCTGGGGTATAGCCGGTTTGCGAATTCAATTTTGGTGCCGCGCCCCCTCCACCCTGTCAATCCACACATCCACCCCTTTTTTTTTATTAAACACGATTAGATTCAAGATGGCAATGAGTCAGGGAGAACTTATATGGAGAAGACAACAAGAAGCCAATCGGTTTCTGAGTCGTCAGCAGACAAAAGACTGTAGTTTACAAACCTATATTAATCAAGCCAAGGCCTCAAGAGTTATCTTTACTGCCACCCCTACAAATCAGGCGATTGCTGGAACTACCGCAAGAGGGCCCACAGACAAAGGAATAAATGCAAATGTTTACAATCCAGATGGTCAAGTCCCCACTTGCTGCGCAACAGTTGTTGCGAGTGGAACGGAAGTCAACAATCAGCAGAACCGTGTAGCGATGAAAAATGCGGGTGCGGCTATCTGTTGTGAACCTGATTACTCTCGTTTTAACGGCTATTCCATTGATCTGAGTGGCCAATTTGTCAAGGGTGGTGTTACGTGCCCTCTTCCCAATTTGGTCAATACAGCAAAGGTTCCTGCGTCTCTTCAATGTGCGTCTTGTTTGAAGTTCTACTTCCCTATTCCTGCTCAGCCTCCTCTGTGTTCCAATTGTGGAACCAACTATCCCAATACTGCGTTATATCCTCCTCCTCCTCTGGATCCTAGATTTGGACACTATGGTTCTGCGGGTGTCCCTCGTGTAGCGGGAGATGACAGTCTTCCAGCGAATCTTGTGTAAAGTAGGATGAATCAGAAGAAATTAGTTTCAGCAATAGCATTTGTTGCTGCTATTGCTCTTTCTATGGTTGTCTATTATACCTTGTATAGTCCTTTGTATATTTCTGCAGAAGAAGCAAAGAAGGGTCTTGCTGAAGGTAAATTTCCTGTTGTCTTGGATGTTCGCACAGATCTAGAATATAAGCTTGGTCATTATCCAGAAGCTGTTCATATTCCTACGGCGAAGTTGGCCGATTCTGTAGAATCTGCTCTTCCTGATAAAACAAAAGGAGTTCTTATTTACTGCAATACTGGACAACGATCTAGATACGCAGCAGACTTGTTAAAATCCAAAGGATACAAAGAAGTTCGCTACATCACAGGTCCTTATTGGAGTTTGCTTCGTTAAAATCCTAAACTTTCAAGAACCCAAGGATAGGCTTCTCCAGCTTCTGGGACAACCTGAACCAGAGCCATTAAAATATACAAAGCACCCAGACCCTGTTGAGATTTCTGAGGAGCTCTTGTGAGGAATTCCAGAATTAAATTTAAATTCGCCCGTCTCCACCAACGCAAATCGTGGCTCTGAGACTCCAGGCGATCTGGAGGAATACGGAATAACTTTGTCATTCCCGCATTGTATCCAGGAACAATGGCTTCTTTCTCAGCAGCTGTCAGACCCAGTTGAAACATCCAAAGACGATAGATTTTTCTGTAGAAAACACTATGGTCTTCTAATTTCATTGCGTCAAACCAACGACAAGAAGCACGGTATCCTAAAGCTTCCATCTTGAAAAAGACATCCAAAACCTTCTGATTCCAGATTTGATCTTGAGTCATATTTTCACCTGTCGCATACAAAATCGCATATTTTCGCTGACGCAACCAAAGAATTCTTGAATGAATTCTATGAAGTATCTGAGAATTCATAAGAACCCGTGTATAAGGATTGAGTATCTCATTGCCTTCTGTAACGAGATGACTTAGAGAACGGATATCAAACGCCCAAATTGTTTTTGTTTCATCGGCGAACGAAAAGAAATAGGTGGTTGGAATGGAGTCCAGAGTATCCAAACTATAGACTTCTGTTGAATTGGATGAGATCTCACGACAATTTGCAGAAGGACCTTGCCTTCTGAATCGTTGTAAAGCAGACCATTTCCTCCAGAATCGTTGAAGAGTTTGAATAGATCTTGTAGTTGACCGAGTAAGAATTGTTTCAGGAACAGCCTTGTCTTTTGGAATGAAGCGAGTGGGATTCTTGAAATGACGTGAACAGAAGTCCCCATGGGTCGCAGGAAAAGAACAAGGCTGATCCTTATGTTTCTTACTTTTGATATTCGCACACTTTCTGAGTGTGTGGGCCTCCATTCCTAACTCTCTGAGGAAATCCGGGATGTTGAGAGAGGGGAAAAGGTATAATTTACGCAGGTATTTAAACGCAGATAGGGATCCTATCATACCCCGGGGCCTGTTTAAAAAAAAAAGTTCCACGTGTGAGCCCGGGCGCCAAATTGAACGGGTTGGAAATAAAAATTGATTTGAAAATGTCCCTGGAGGAATGGCATAGTGCGTTTAATTAAGATGAATTCTTCCACCGGTACTGGTATGATGAGCTCCGCTGTTGCTTCCTCCGCTGCTAAGGGTAAGCGTGTTGCCAAGAAGGCCGATGAGGCCGTTGCGCCCGTTGTGGCCGCCGTTCCTGCCCCTGCCCCCGCCGCCGCCCCTGCGGCCTCTGCTGCTGCTCCCAAGGCCGCTCGCAAGTCTGCTGCTGCCTCTGCCGCCCCTGTTGCCGCCCCTGCCCCTGCGCCGGTCGCTGCTCCTGCGGCCGCCGCCTCTGAGGCCCCTGCTGCGCCTGCGACCACTCTGGATGAGGACCTCAAGTCTGTCCTCACCACCCTCACCTCTCTCCGCGAGACTGTCTCCTCTATGATCACTGAGGTCAAGCGCCTTGACAAGCGTGTCCACCGTGAGATCAAGGATGCTCGCCGTCGTAAGCGCCGCGTGCGCGCTGAGGGCGAGGAGGCGACCAAGCGTGGCCCTTCCATCTTTGAGATCCCCACCAAGGTCACCGATGAGCTCTGCGTGTTCCTCGGCAAGCCCAAGGGCACCCTGATCTCCCGCTCCAACGTCACCAAGGAGCTCAACAACTATGTCAAGACCCACAACCTCAAGGTCAAGCACGACATCAAGCCTGATGGTCCTCTCCGCAAGCTCCTCCAGGTCCCTGAGACTGAGCAGCTCACCTACTTCAATCTCCAGAAGTATCTCAACAAGCACTACATCAAGGAGGCCAAGCCCACGGCTTAAGCTAACAGAGTGATCTGAGTGCGAAAAAAATAAAAACACAACAAAAATTCTTTTTTTTGTGTTTTTGTAGAATGCGTTCCAAGAGAAATTCTACTCGTAAAATTCCACCAGCAGTAGCGGAAGGTGCCATAAATTTAGTTCAGCTACTTGTTGAAGTGGGTGGTAAACGAAGAACGAGACGCAGAAAAAAGTCTCGCAAACTGTAGAATGCGTGAAGCGGCTACTCTCCTTTTATTGGTAATCGTTACCATTTTATTCCTCACCTTTTTTGCGACCTTTGGGAATGATGGAACAATTCTTGTCGGTTGTAGTAATGTAGCACAGACGAGGGGTGGAACGATTTGTTTAGATAGAGCCTATCTGCGTTAGATAAATAATTGTTTTAAAATTGACAAAGCCAAGTATCCATAGATTGGATCACCGCAAATGCTATCAAATCCTATTGTTGAGCGTGAAAAGGAGGCCGAAGAAGAATATCGGAAGCAAAAAGCGTTTCGTTATCCCTATCAAATCTGCTGTGTATATCTTCCAGAGGATGGTCACGACTTTCCAATCTTTCACGAAGTGAAAAAATATTGTGATCAGAATAATTTAACCTTTTATGCTCGTGAATACGACTGTCAGAAATACGTAGATGATATTGCTGTAAAAAAGGTGTTAGCGTTCCATATTCTCTACAAAGGTAATGCACAGGAAACCCATTACTTTGATAACGACCCGGTTCATAAAATTCAACTCTTTATTTGGGCCTATCAAGATGTGGAACGGGAGAAGGCAAGAGTTCGACAACAAAGAAGAGAACAATGGGATAGATTCAAAGAAAGTTTCTCTGAAATCTTTACATTGGATCACTTCAGACGAAAGCCTGCTTTGGATCTAGAAGCTTCTCAATCTCGCAGCAGGAGTGAAGTGCGGGAAACTACTGAAAAAAAGAACTCTCCGAAAGATGGGGATGTGAGTTTCACACCCTAGAGTTGGTCGATTAGCTCAGTTGGTTTAGAGCGTGTGGCTGTTAACCGCAAGGTCGTCGGTTCAACCCCGACATTGACCGCTATTTTATAAGTGCTGAGCACTTATAAAATAGCAGTGCTGCCTCAAAAGCCTAAGGGCTTGTGAGCACTTACAATTGGAAGAACTTTCTTGAACTCAAGAATTCTTCTTTGGTATTTCCTTGAAGCAATTCTTCTCTCCGCGACAAGAGATTCTCCAAACTACCATAATACCGAATCCAAACAATTGCTTGTTGAGCAGAGGTTCTTTTTAATTGAGGAGTCTTTTCGTATCCAGCCAGTATCGCGACATCCATCCACGATTTGGAATGAATGCCCAGCTTTCGTGAAATATCACTACGACGAAATTCTAAGAACAAGGGATCTGATTGTGTCTTTCCTAACATCCAGAGTCTCTCCACACCTCCCACAAAGAGATCCATGTCATTTGCGATAATTACATCCACTTCTCCTTTCAAGGACGCTTGAATTAACATATCATCCGATTCTCCTTCACATAGGAAAACTGGAATTTCAATTTCCCGAACTCGTCGCAGAAAGTCCTCTCGTATCTCTTTCTTAATACTGTAACTTTCCACTTCATACGCAGCAATTTGTTTCTGAATGAGAGCACGTGCCTCTTCATCCAATGATCCTGATTTTTCAGAATCATTTAAGAAGATTTTCAAGGCTTCTGCTTGCTTGTAAGCTTGTTCTCTCTGCTGGCGTCGCTGAGCTAACTCTTCCATTTTTTCCTTGGGAGGATTTCCATCTACAAACACTGTCAGCGAATGCGTGGCCTTTAGTTTTTGGAAGAGGTCAATACACGAATTCAGATCGTGTTTGAATTTATAAAGGAAGGGATACGCATCCAACCCTATTCGGAGAGGAGTAAGACCCTCTGTAACTACTTCTGTGCTATACTGTTTCAAACACGAATACAACCCCTTCACACCCATCTAACGTTTTGTTTGCTTGTATTTTCTACGGTTAATGGCTCAATTTTCATTTCTACCTCTTCCATAAAACAATGGATTGGTTATATGTTTGGTCACCTAGATATAAATTTTTCCATGAATAAATTTCTGCTACGACAAAGGATTGTTCTGGATTTCATATTCAAGGACTTTTTGCGGATCAAACGATCTTTAAACCTTTGGATGAATCATCGCATTTTTTACGAGGCATTCCCATTAAAATTCACGCCATTGTGAATTATATTAAGAAAAATATTGGCAAAACCTTCTTTTTTACAGATGCTGATTTATGTATTATGCCTTCTTTTTCCGCAAATGATCTGGAACCCTATAAAAACTATGACATAACCGCAATGAAAGAAAATGATTCTGAAATTCAATACAATATTGGTTGTCTCCTTATTCAGTGCAATCCTGAGACACTTCGTTTTTTTGAAAAGGTCTGCCACCGTATCCGCACAGAGAAACTTCTAGATCAAAATGTTTTTAATCAAGAACTTTCTTCTTTTTCTCTTTCCATTGGAACATTCAATGACAAGGAATTTCTACAGTCCAATAGTCTAGCAGAGAACGAAGATTCCTACAAAATAATTCAATGTCTTTCTTCCAATATGGATCAAACACACGCCCTTGTTGAAAAAATCCTCACAGTAAAACTCTTTTTTGATGCTTCTGCATTTCTGGAGTATTTACCTCAGGATGTATTGGAGGTATTGTCAGAATTAGAGACACAAGAAGGGGTGAGTGAGGCGTGAAGAAAGCCCTTCAAATGAAGTGGCTTTTGGAATCTCAATATGAAGAGACTTGAGTATATTCTCACGGCCTACTGTATATCTCCAAGCATAGTCTTCCGAAGTTTTCACACCATATTTTGTAAAGAGCAATCTATTTTGATTGGATATCCAAGAGCTTTGAAGTTTCCAAAGATCTTTCGCTTTGTCCTCATTTCCTCTTGAACACAAAGCTACCAAGATTAATTCTGCCCAAGTTTCTGTCGTGGCTTCTTTTATCGGAAGTGAAGCATTAGGATCTGTACACGCTGCGTGAAGCAATTCGTGAATTAACACACGTGAGGCTTCTTCCAATCTATAGACTACAATTACATTCGGATTGCAAGGATAACAGTATCCTCCATTCACGTGTTTGGGTCCAACTTCTTCACCCTTTGATGGAAGAAGACGAGGAATGTTGGCTGGAAACCAAAAAATCCGCCATTTGACTCCGTGTCCTGTAGGACCAAACCATTGAACTATAGACGCCCATTCATCCCACGGTGGCTCAATTTGAGCATCATTGGGTTGAATCCACAAGACCTTCGCATATTTACAACTTTTTGCCTGAACTGTCGCTGTCCCCAGTCTCACAGTTTCCCACATATTTCTACGCAGACGCATAGGATCAAAAGGGCTATCTTGACTGGCTTCGTGCTCAAACAGCTGTAGATCCTCGTGATTTGGTCTGTCGGGTTGCCACTTTGGTAGCGGCTGTTTGTATTGCTGCTTTGCGTGGTTTACGAGAGTCCTCAGAACTAGAGGAAGTTCCCCCATCTACTGATTCTTGAGAAACTGCTTCACGAATTTCTAAAAACAAAGCCTCCCATAACAAAGGAATTCGATAACTGGGGATTGTTTCACCTGCTGCTGTTGCTTCTTGCTTGGCCAAAATAGCCAAAATCTTTTTCTTTTTGTAAGGTTCTAGAGGCAAGACAAGAACACTGTCCAATAAATAATGAACGCAATCTACCCACCGCAAATTTCTCATCAATAATTCATACAGAAAGCTCCGAATTTCAGTTGTCTCTGAAAGAACAGGAAAAGGCTTTTGAGACCACGAAAGTAGAAGGTTTTGAAAGATAGACTGCCAATTTGGTGTTTGTTGGACAATCTGATGTTTCGCAACAGGGATCTCAATAAAATAGTCTGAAAGTCTGTCTGCGACAGGTAGTTCCGATGTCATCCAAATGGAGATGTCTCCAAAATTATTCTCAAGCAACGAATGGAGTAAAAAATAAGATTCTGTGCTGAATAAATGGGCGTGGTAAAAGACCAAAATACGTGATGCACGGCCTTGATTTCCAGCAAGAACTTGGCTTCCTGTTCCCCAACGCTGAAGAATAGGTTTCAAATAGATCTTATCCTGCATAGACATTCGCGCAATATCAAATCCAATGTGAAGCAAGGAAAACTCATAGGGAAAGGTATCCTTTTCAGAACCACCATCGTCTCCTCCATCATCATCTACCGTGGTGCTAATTTGTCCATTGTCTGATTTGCTAACACCTCCCATAGAGAATTGACGTGTCTGAATGGTCAAAGGTATGCCACGAAGGTTTGCCAATTGCTTTAAAGCAGCGTGAAGTGCTGTTCGTTTTCCAGAATGAGGCTGGCCTCTCCACGAAAGGTTCAAGCTATCCATCTAGACAATCATAGAGAACGGGCTTAAGCACTCCAGCCATTTGACTACAGATGTGGATTGAGTGGACAATACCCATTCAAAAACTAGAAGTGGGCAAAATTCAAGTTGGCGCACTTCAAAAAACCCAAAAACCGTTGACTCCCCTTTCGTATTCAGATGGTCCAATTGTATTTCAAAATCTAAATTTGCTACTTCCTCCTCTTTCCATTAAAGAATACGATGCGACCACAGGGAAACTTATTCTGAATCTAACAGAATCTGCTTCAACTGCTGCGAAACTTCTTGCTCTTCAAGAGTCACTTCTTCATACGGTCTACGCGAATCAAAAGATCTGGTTTCCAGAAAGCACACGATCACGTGAACAAATCCAACAATTCTTTCAGTCCTTTGTGGAAAATACTCTTCTTCATCTGTATTGTCCCCTCCAAACTCAGGAAAAACGTCATACCATTTACATATGGCGAGACGGAGAATGGAAGAAACTCACGAATGCCGGGCTTTTGCAAAAAGGACAATCCATTCGGGTCGCCTTGCGACTCCAAGGAATTTCCTATCAAATGCATCAAACTACAGGCTTATGGACTGGTCGTTTTCGTGTTCAGCACAAGATCTCTTGTCTGTATTCGTGTTAAATCGCCAATTGCTGAAGAACAGAAATGCTTACCGCCATAATTCCCAAGAATGTATTAAAGGTCATCATAAAGATTGTAAAGGGGATTAGCATATCCACATTGGACATTAAATAATAATACATTAGGAATCCCAAGAATATAATTGTGATAGTATTCGCACCCGTTAAAATGAAAATCTGCTTCTGCAACTCATTTCGTGTATCAGAATTTCCAGCGGACATTCCGATATAAATGACAGAAATAGCTACGCTTATAAGAACAAGACCAACAAGAACATAAGGAATACTTTCTTGGATGCTCGCCATATCTACCTAGAGTTCAAAACTTTCTTGATGCCTCCCATAACTGATGTGAGACTTCCTGTATTCGCACTAGGAGCACTGGGATAGTTTGGTTTTTTCGGAAGATTAGAACTTGTTCCCATATACAAATATGAAATTCCTATGAACAAACAAAGAAATATGATGGGTGTAAACACATAACGCCAATATCGCACGTTACTAAACCTTTTGGTGACTGGCTTCGCCATACTCTCTCTCTACAATAGAGATGAGGAAGACTCGTCGTGTCAAAAAACACTATCCTCCACCGGGTCCATCACAATGCCATCCGCGTGTAGGCGCCAAACGACCCGCACACGGATGCCTACCTCCCGATGTTTTAGAAAAAGCCGCAAGCCAACTCAAAATTCCTACTGGCTCTGGGCCTCTTCAGCTCAGAAAAGCATTGGAATCTCATTTAAAAGTTCAACAGGGCCGTGAGATGTCTTTTGTCAAAGCATTGCCTTTCTCTGATGCTGAAAAGGCAGAATTAATGAAACTCTATTTGCGACCGGAACAGCCCAAGGAATGGAACAACGATCCCGATATGTGGTTAGACAGTATGAATATTGAATCGGTTATGAAACAATACGAAGAGACGTATCCTCATTTTGAATTTATGGGGCCTTTTCCTATAGATTTTGCTGCTCCCGACCCGTATGACAAATCAGGTGGAAAGAAGTGTCTAATCCGTGAGATATGCGGAATCCGTCTTTCTGAATTACAAGCAAAGGGGACAACATCCATAGGAATTATTTACAATCTTGACCCTCATTTCAAAGACGGCAGCCACTGGGTCGCAAATTACATAGACATACCCAATCACAAATGCTATTACTTTGACTCCTATGGATACGAACCTCCCAACCAAATCGCCATTTTTATGAAATGGTTGACAACTCAAGATCCGAGTATGAAATTAATGTACAATGCGAGACGATTCCAGAAACTTGGTTCTGAATGCGGTATGTATTCTATCTATTTCATAATTCGGATGCTTTCGGGCGATACCTTCCGTCCTTTCTGCAGAAAGCAACCCCGCGATTCTGTGATGTTGGATCTCCGAGATTGGCTCTTTTCTACGTAGTTCTTCTCCAAGGGAGAAGCGAAACCTAAGGAAAGAATAGGCCTAAGAATAGAATGTCTGACGAGTATATGGCGAGTGGAAAGATGAACACCCAAAGACAACAGAACGTGTTTTTGAGTGCCCAAAATGAATCAATGCTGGATAAACTTGTCTATCAGGATTTTCAACGTCGGTTGGGTTCTGATTTGACGGATAAGCAGAAACAAAGACTTCTCCGAACGGTTCGCCACTATATGAATGAAGTTGCGGAGGCTATTCCGAGTGCTCCTCTTCAAGAGAAAAACAAGGAAGTTCTGTCAGCAACTGTGCCCGATTTTCTATCTTACATAAATCGCTCAGCTGCCGCACCTGCGGTTGAGGATCGCGATACGAGCCGAATGGATGTGGCTTCCCGTTTTAATCAGCTTCAAAATGAGCGCAATGGAACCAAAGCCACTCCTCCTGCTCCTCCCAACTTCCGTATCGCCCTTCAAGAAGATGGGCCGTCTCCAATGAGCCAGTTTGAAATTGCGCGCAAGCAACGTGAGGAAGAGGTTGCGAGAGGGCAACAGTTGCTCACTGATACTATGCGCGCAGATACCGAGTTTTCCCTGGCTTCCAAACGAGCCAATCAACAAGAGCAGCAAATTCTTTCTGATAGAGATCGTATGAGAAACTTTGCGCAGCGTGAGGCTCAAACTGAAATGGCTTCACGATTCGTCACCCCGGATCCTCGACGAATCTTTATGAAAGATGTTTTGGAAGGCAACCCTGCTGGTCAAGGCACTCCTCTTGAGAGCATTCTCAATGGTGGTGGTTCTGGTCTCGCTGAGGCAAATATGACACTTGCTCTTCCTACTGCGCCTCGGATCAAGCCTCCCCAGCAGGCGGATGTTCTGATCCGCCAAGAGGATATTTTGGCCTACAAGGAAAATGAATACAATCTCCACATTTACAGTGCTGACCGTGATTGGTTGACCAACAAGAATCAGAATCGCTATAATTTCACTGTCACGTTTGATCCTGCGAACAATGGCAATGGATTTAGTTACGCGCCCACCGCGGCTGTGAAATTCAAGAACATTACTCGCATTGAACTTGTCAAGAGTATTTTGCCCATTGAAGGCTTGGATATCGTCCAAACTGTGACAAACCCATCTGGACCTGTCTATGGAACTTCGCTCAATATCAATGTGCTCAGCTTCCCTTATCTCAATATTTACATCCCTGAACTGGACACAAACAACTTTGGAACAGATACTTTTTTGAATCAGGCCTTTGCTGCTGTCCAGTATGACGCCAACTGGGTGACAGATAACAATACTGCTTCCAAGGGTGGATTCTTGGCAATGATTCCTAAGTTCTTGAAGTGCCAGAAAGTCTATACCCCTACTCCTTTAGCGACTCTTCAAAAGCTGTCCATTTCTATCCAGAGACCCGATGGCTGCCTCGTGAGTGATACGCTGGATACCCTGGATATCGCAAATCTTGTTTCTTCCTATTGGCTGAGTCCCTCAGGTTCTTCAGGTGCTACAGTTACAGGCACTGATTATGACAGCACAACAGGCGTCTATATGTGGATTAATACCGCAACGTGGTTCAGCCGTTTCACTGTGAACCAAGGGGATCGCATTCAGTTCAAAGGAATCACCTTCCCTGCTGCTTACGCAGGCAACGCCGCTGCGAGAGATGACTTGATTGCCTTCCTCCAGAGACCTCAAGGCCACATTGTTGTCCAAATTGCGTATGAATCCGCTGCGAATACTTTCACAGATGGAGTGAATTCTGTTGGCTACGCAAACTACATTATCATCCGCTCCAAGATGACTGATCCTACTACAGGTAGCACTGCTGTTGATACATTTGGTAAATTAGGCTCAACCGCAAATAACGCATTCCTCAACACACTTACAGCAACCAATGGTGCTACAGGTCGCCTGATTAACTTGAGCCACCAAACTACGTTAGTCTTGCGTGTCATCACTCGTGATTTGGATTCTACATCACGTCTCCGACCTGACAATGTTGGATTTGGTTCTACTTCATAAATACAGGATTTCTTGAAAAAACTTCAAAGCAATAGACCTTCTATTTTTTTGTAGTTTAATTCCACGTATTCTGGTAGAAGATGGATCCTATTACAGGTCTAGCCGCTTTGGCTGGTGTAAGTCTTGCGAGTATCGCTGGCTTACGGCTGAAAAAAAATAGCGAAGAAGGGTTTGTCGCTATAGGAAATGCTCAATACAAAAATTCTGTTGATCAAAGTCAATCAAGATACAATATGTTTTCAGGACTCATAAATCCTATTACAAATGCTATCGTCCCGGTGGGTTCGCCCGATAGAGTTGCGCAGGAGAAAAGGGATTTAGTGAAAGACGCATTGGGTTCCTATTCTGCTGATTTTTCATCCGATTCTAAAAACACTGTTGTGTTGAAACAGTTTCAAAATCAATTCAAGACCCGTTCTGATACAGATGATTCTTTGTATGCTGCTGCGAAGTTCTGTAGAGAGGCAGGAAAAGGGGACGGTCCTTTTAGCCAACTCAATCCTGATGGAACTGTAAAAGTCCCAGGCGTATCTCAAAGAACGAGCTCAGGGAAACCTTTGGTCTTTGATGAAATTTGTGGAGTTTGTCTTACTGACGGCATAGATGAAGAGGGAAATCGTTTCCGTGGACAGCAGGGTATGTTGATTGAACCCAGTCAACGCCAGGATGCCTACGATGAACAAGAACAAAATGGCTGGTCCTTTGCGCGAGTGGCTCCTTCTGTTGGCTCTTGCAATGGCGCTCCTGATGGCCCTGTCTTTGCTACCAATGCTCGCGATCTCCAACGATTCAAGTCACGTCAAGCCTGCTTGAAATCAAAGACATTGGGTGGAAAAGACGAGTGCGCTTTGTGTTATGAATCTGATGGAGTTTTCTCCTCTGTTCCTGCTGATACCGAGACGTACCCCGTAAATTTCACAGTAAGAGGGTCTGGAAATATGGTTCTGCGTGTTAGAGGAGCTATTCTCGAGCAAAAGAGATTATCTGATACTCAATCTACAACGATTGAGCTTACAAATGCGAAGGAAGGAGATACATTTGTATTTGAAGTCTCTCCTGTTCAAGGAGTTTCTACCCCTCCTACCATTTATGGATATTTACATTCTTTGAATCCTAAGGATGGTGTCTGGACTATGCCTCTTAACCTTTTAACAACGATTGATGATGATTCTGGCGTTGTCCCTAGTAAATCAGGAGGGTTCTTTGAGTTCAAAGATATCGGTTTGACAGTCGCCAGAATGCGTCCTGCTCCTGGCAAAACAACAATGCGACTCCGAGGTGTTGTTCCCTTCACCTTTGTTCAACCGAATGAATTTGCTGCGTTGGACTGCTTGGAAAATCCTTACCAGAAGCTTGAAACCTCTATGAATGCGTTCGCGAAAGACCAACCTTGCTTCGCGAAAGGTTCTCGTCCTGGAAATTACAATGATGCGTGTTTGCGTGCGCGTATCTTAGATGCTGGATGTACAAACAATGGCGACTTGTTTAAGAATCCTAAAGTATTGAATACGTGCTCTCGTGAGAGTTTGATAGACGGCAGCTGCACGAATCCGAATCCTAGACGACCAGTGAATCCTGTTACCCAGGGTCTAAGTCAGATCTATGATAATCTTGCGGAAATTGCGGCAAATGATATGGTAGATCCTGTCTCAACCAAGTTGTGTACTGGACGAACTATCTCTACGCCTTGCGACCCTTTTATCCTGAATGCTGGAACGTTGAAGTTTGGAGATGCGTTACGAAGCAGAAATGCTGCTCAGAGAACGCAAGCAAATCAGTGCCTATCCTTTTTGTATAGCAACAGAGGTGCGAGTGAAACCGCAAACCCTCCTCGTGTGGGTCCTACCTATGACGCAAGTCTCAGTCGCTACAACAACAATCAGAAAGATATCAAAAATATTGTTTGCTTGCCTGAAGGGCAACTCAATCCTGATAGAAATCCCACTGGGAAGGATACACTCATTCGTGTCGCAGACAATGGCTATATGGGCAAGACAGGTGTAGATGCTATAAAACAATATCTTACAGATCAACTTGTGTTGGCTGTGGATGGAATGCGCAATGCGAATACTGATCCTGATAGAAAAGCTGCTATTTTGAATTGCTTTGGAACAACCCTTCGCAACTTACCCGCTGAGGTTACACAAAACCCAACAGTGATCGCCAATCCTTGCGGTGTTATTGCGCAATATGTCCGTGTCTTGCCTTCTCAACGTGTAGGTGATTCCTTCATTGAAATCTCGCAGCTCGTCGTGATTGACAAGGATGGTAAAAATGTTGCGACTGGAAAATCCACTGCGGGCACATCACCTCCTTGGGCTCCCAATATGGCAGCCAGTAAAGCATTGGATGGTGAAATGTATGCGAAGCGTGATAACTTTTACCACTCGCAAACATCAGGAGGGTCCACACAATTCTTATTGAATCTTGGTGCTCCTACCGATATAACAAAAATCATTTATTATACTCGTGGAGACAATAGAACAACTCACTACAGAAAAAATGGAATTCGTCTCCAACTTTTGGATTCGGGTATGCGAGTTGTGAATGAAAAGATACTCAATGATCAACTCGTGGAAGAAGTAACTTATTTACAGACGGGTGCGGCGCCCTCGTGTAAGTCGTCTCTCCCTGTTCCTCCTCCTTTCAGACTTCCCGCTGGGTATTCACCTGGTCTATTCGTTCGTTTCTTCCAACTTGCTGATGCGAACCCCGATGTAACGCCTGGCAATCGTGGATGGGGCGATCGCATTGGAACACCCAATGCCTATAGTTTGATCCAATTCAATGAACGGAACCTTCCTCGTCCCACAAACGTTGCAATGGTAGCAAAAGGATACTATTTCGCATCAGGTCCTGAAAGATTATTCCTTTCTACAACATCAGACGATGGTATCTATGTTGAATTCAACAGACGTCAAGTCATACGCAATTGGACAACCAAAGCTGCTACGCGTGATGAATCTGCTCCCATTCAAATCTCTGCTGCTGGAGTCTATCCCATTGAAATCCGCTACTTCCAGGGTGGAGGTCCTGGTTCTGTCAGCTTTAGTTTCCGACTAAATGACGAACCCAATTGGCGAACGGATCTCTCCAATCGTTTTGCCTACAGAACTGATGAGGTCCAGCGTGAAGAGACAGAATATCAGGCGAAGATTCGTGCGAAACAACAGGCCGAGCTCGCTGCAGCAGCTGCCGCCGCCCGTGCAGCAGAAGCAGCGAGACAAGCGGAAGCCGCAAGACAAGCTGAGTTGGCTAGACAAGCTGTTGCGAGACAGGCTGCTACTGCTGCGCAAGCAGCGGCGGCCGCTGCGGCTGCGAGACAAGCTGCTGTGAGAGCTGCTCCTGTAAGACGCCCTGTTATCTTTGGACCGTGGGTAGGACCCAGAGGAGGAGCAGAAATAGCCGTTACCAATACCTTCACATTGCCAAATGGAACATTGGTCTATGCTATCCAAGATGGCGCATTCACAAAGATGGTAACACAGACAGGAGAAGCCCGTTACTATTCTGGACCTGTCAACCGATTTGATCGCAACAAATGGAGGACATATACAAGCGTTGGAAATAACTATCGTCTGAAATTTGTTTAAGATTGAATAGAAGAATGGCAACCATAAAAGAAGCATTCACAACTCCATCCGCTGCTCAGAGTAGCTTTTACGCTGAGCAACAGGTTCGCTTTCAGGAAGTGGAGCCCAATCGGTTCCTTCCTGAGAATATAAAAAGCAATCTTGGCACTCGTATTACAAATGCCGCTTTGAATCAGTTTGATAAATATGACCCTTATACTGAAACTGTAAGCAACAGATTTAGTTCTGCTGGATTATCCCAAGTCCTTCAAGGTCAATCCAACACGACACAAGAGGAAGAATACTGCAGAACCTTTATGGGTGCGCAAAGTCTCCCTAAACTGATTGCTGATCAAGAAATGGAGAAAAATACTCCAATTCGGTGTGGTTGGAGATATAAAAAGTCCCCGGGAGGAGGCTTACCCCTTGTTTCCCAAGGTGCTCTTGGAACTATCAATGGACCTCTCAATGCGAGCCAGGATGTCCTTGGTAATGGCATAGAATGGATTTGGAATCTGAAAAAGGCAGCGGACCGTCACGCAAAGGACTACAGACGCACGATGCCTTCTTCTGCTGCTGGTCTTGCGGCAGCTCAGGCTGTTTTCCCCAACACTGCGTGGTGTGATCAAACACAAACGTTTATCACCGTAGATCGCAGTGGAAATCCTGTTCGCGGATATACGTGTGCGAAAGACAAAATCGTTACGAATCCCGCAAGCTTCCCTCAGGCTAGATCAACTGCGGCGAGCAGCCTCGCGACGACAAATGCAAATACACTTGTCAATTGTATGACACCTGGAATAAACCCTTCCTTAGGACGCGACTGTCTGCTCCAAGCGATCAAAACCAATGGCTGCTCAACGGATGGAACCTTGTATCAGGCCATTGAATCCGCAAAACCGAGTGCTGCTTCGTATAGCACATTCTTGGAAAGACAACCTTCCTTTATGACCTATCAATCCAAACAAGGCAATAACGCAATCACTCGCGATCTGTTCAACAAGGAAAGAGGAAGTTGGGATATGGCCACGCGTGAAATCCAGAAACTTCAGAGATTTACTCAAAGCGCGAGAGATCCCAGTGCTCGTGTGGCTGCGCAGGATCTTTGTTTAACTGCGGGGCTTTTTGATGATTATAATTTCTGCGCAGATCTCACCGATAGCACAGTCATTGATTCTATTGAACTGAAATGCCTACAGGGTTATTGGCAGGAACAAAATGGAAAGCCTGCTGGATTGTTGTATCCTTCCAAGCGCCCTCTCAAACCTGAACTTGGAAATGTTCGCACGTGGGGTGAGTATCGCAAGGCGGTTGATAACCTGAAATCTAGAATAAACAGCACGAATCCTATTGAACAACGGACAGCAATGAACAACTTCTTGGGTGTCGCAAT